ATTCTGGAAAAATAATTTAATTGCTAAATTAAATTAATTAAATACACACTTTTTAAAACTCACAACCTACATATTATTTTAATATTTTATTAATGTCGGCATTCTCCTTCATAAATATGGACAAATATGATGCTTCGAATATCTCCCGCTTCCCTTCGTGATTTTTGGTAAAAATATAGGAATTATTGCGTTTCTTAATGGACCAACCATTGTCTAAAGCATTATATAAAAATACCATTTTTTGAAACTTTATTTGGTCTATTTCAATTTGTTTGTTTTCATCATTCGAATTTGCTATATTTATCTCGATATCCATTTAGAATAAGAAGTGAAACAATAAATAATGTTTAAACCCATTTCCACCTTTCAAAAGGTTTTGCGAAGCTAAGAGCCAAACATTCTATTAAGAATTTGTTTGTGTTTCTAATTTGGATTGTTTGGCTCTTAGCTTCGCAAAACCTTTTGAAAGGTGGAAAAAAGGTTGATTTATATATTTCTTGCAAATTATCAATTAAATAAAATTAATTATTATAATATAAGTATTAAAATTATGCCATCTTTTAAGCCAAAAACTGCAAAAAAGATAAAAGTTTGCAAAAGATATTCAACCACATTAGATGGTAAGCATAAAGAGTTTATGAATGATTTTTCAAAGGACGCATATGATATAATTCCTAAATTGAAAGAGGAAAGAGAACAATTAAAACAAGAAATTATCAATCAAACTACAAATTATCCAATTGAAAAGATAATGGAAATCAAAGATCGTATTCGAGAAATTAATGAAACAATCAAAGAATTAAAAGATAAGAAAAATAATTACTTTTTGGATAATTCTAAATATATATTTGAATATTTTGAAAATAAGAAGAATATTGAAAATGTTGAGAATAATGGTAATAACAGTAATAGTACCAATGTAAATGTAATTCCTACATCTAAGAGCCAAGCATTATTCAACTTTTTTAAAATTCAGTGCGTAGAGCCAGAACAAACTGGGACTGAAAATCAAAACAAAAATATTGTCCAGAAATATTTGTCTAATATTGATGAATCGTTTCTTGATATGAATGCATTTGTCAGAATTACGGATATTTGTCAAAGTTGTTATAAAGGTGAGTTGATACCACTCGATGACGAGGGAGTTTTAATTTGCAATGAATGTGCTGTTAGTATACCCTACTTAATAGAGAACGAAAAACCATCTTACAAAGAACCTCCAAAGGAAGTGTGTTTCTATGCTTATAAGAAGATTAACCATTTTAAGGAAATTTTGGCTCAATTTCAGGGGAAAGAAACTACACAAATTCCAGATGATGTTATAGAACAGATTCAACAACAAATCAAAAAGGAGCGTATACAATTGGAACAACTAACACATTACAAGACAAAAGAGATTTTGAAGAAGCTTGGCTTTAATAAATATTATGAACACATTGCATTTATTAAAAATAAGTTAGGAATAAAACCACCTGTTTTTAGTCCAGAATTAGAAGAAACACTTTGTAATCTGTTTATGGAGATTCAGTCACCTTATGCAAAGACGTGTCCTGATTATCGGGTTAATTTTTTGAACTATTACTACGTTCTTTATAAGTTCTGTGAACTCTTGGGAGAAGACCAGTTTTTAGAAGATATTCCAATGTTGAAGGATAGGGAGAAATTGATTGAGCAAGATGAGACGTGGAAGAAAATGTGTATTGAATTGGATTGGGAGTTTATTGCAACTGTGTAATGCTGTGTAATGCTGTGTAATGCTGTGTAATGCTGTGTAAATTACATATTACTGTATTTAGGTCTTATAGTCTTGCCTAATTTTCCATATCCAGGGCCTTTTGTATAAGAGAGAGGATGACGATTATCACCGTGTCTTCGTGTCTTTGCCAAATCACCATATCCTGGTCCTTGGGTAACTGATAGAGGATGACGATTATCACCGTGTCTTCGTGTCTTTGCCATTGGGTTAGACCTAGACCCAGAAGAACCAGAAGAGGAACTAGATTTAGATTTTGACCTAGACTTAGACTTGGACCTAGATTTAGATTTTGGAGATTTTGACCTAGACCTAGATTTAGATCTTGGAGAAACTGCCAAATCGGCTAATGTTAGTTTACCTTTATCCATAATATATATTTATTGAGAAAATATATATTCAACAAATATAAAGCTTATTTGCCTAGGATATATAAAAATGGCTGATACCAATACTAATACCAATAATAATAATAATATCAAACCTACTGAACCTAATCTTCAAGCAATTATGAAGAAGATTGAAACTGATATTAATCCAAAGACGATGCAAGAAGGAATAGCATTATTGAATAATCCAGATTCTTTAGTTGGCAGATTGCAGGCAGGAGCTGATATGTTTAAGGAGCAAACTGGACGCAATATGACTTACTTGGAGATGCGACAAATGTTTGGATAAGAAATATAAATGAACAAATTATTTATATTTCATATGTTTGGCTCAACCTTTTAAAAGGTTGAAAAAAGGTGGTTTTAGAGTCCACCAGGGAATCCAACCAAGTTGGCACCAATACCGAATCCGGCACCAGTGCGTGCAGATACACCCATACTAGGAATGTATGTGTCCAAGATGGCGAAGGTAGCAGCAGCAGTTAATGCAAGCAGAATAATCTCCTCCATATTCAAAGACTTCTTGGGAATAGCGAAGGCAGCAATAGCAACCATCAGACCCTCAATCAAGTACTTAACAATTCTCTTAACAAGTTCAGCGACATTAAACATAGCCATTCTATATAAATAAAAAAGAAAAAAATAAGAATTTATTTGTGAAATATTAATTAAATAATAATTATGCAAATTAAAACTTAAAACGAATAACTAAATAAATATATAATGAGTGGAAAATCTAAATCGAATGTTGCCAAAAAGTTGGCATTTGAACGAAAGTTAAGAAAGGATGGTTCTGAGAATCCTAAATATGTAGACCTTTTGGAACTAGACAAGCCCATCGCAGGCCAACAATTTGGTTGTTTTTCTTTTATTACTCCCGAGAAGATTTTGAAGCAGAAGGAAATGTTCTTTTTTGAATCATTCCTAAAGAAGTGGGAATTCACAAAATCAATGGAGAAGTTTCACCAATTTCTAAATTTTGTATCATTTAAGTACAAGTTGAACTTTGAGGATGTGATAAAGGACTATGAAGGCTTTGTTAAGGAGGAGAGAGAGAATATTATTAACTCTTCTATTGAGGACGACTACAAGACCTTTTTGGATAAGAATGAGGAGGAGATGGAGAAGCAGTTCAATATCAAGCACAACTTCCAGACCTCTGTAAGAGGCTTCAAGTCTAGAGGCAATTTTGCAACTCAAGAGGAGGCTGAAATGCGTGCTAAGTTGTTACGAGAGACTGATTCCAGTTTTGACGTATTTGTTGGTCCTGTTGGTCAATGGCTCTGTTGGGACCCCGAGGCGTACAAGACTGGTCGGGTCGAGTATATGGAGGAGGAGCTTAATCAGTTGGCCCAGGAGAAGCAGAAGAATGAGTCGGTTGCCAAGACTGCATTCGAGCAGCGTGTTAAAGAGACCAAGCAGAAGGCAATTGATGATAATAAGAAGAATGCTGAGAAGCACGGTAGTACTATTACTCAGGATATTGACAAGGATGGTAACCTAATTGGTGCCGAGGATGCTAAGTTTTCTAAGAATGATGCAATTTCAGCTGCTGATATTCGCAGTGAGTTATTTGATGGCGACAATATTGTTATTGGTCAATCTGATTATGGTAGGTCTGAGTTGCTCAGTGGTCCTTTTGCTATAAAGAAGGAGGATGACAGTATGGAACGTCTTGATTAAAACACTATTTATTTTTGGATTTGATGCGTTATTTAGGAATTGAATTGAATTTAAATAAAATATAAGAATTTTGATTTTATATTTTATATTGTAATATTTTAAATGAGTAATAACAATACAAACAACGACGACACTACAAACACTAATGCTGATAATAACAAAAATGATAAACAAAAAAAACCACAACTATATGAGGATGCCTGCATTTTTGGCAATTTCTTTGGACTTGTACCAGACACATATGTAAAATACTTTAATTTGTTTGCACTGCAGATTACTTGCACACTTATTTTTGCTATAATTTATTACATTTTGTTAGTTGACTTTGATAAAAATTTTTTTATACAATCAGGATTTCCAAGAAGCCAGTTTATTAATCATAAAATATGGATTGCCTTAATTATGTCAATTAATTTTCAGACAACCACTGCATATGTTGACATTAAATGCAAGAATTTTTTGTCTAGAGCTATTATTACTCTACAAATAGTATCCACATTTGCCATTACATTTTTGTTCCTTTTGTAAATTTTATTATGTATTTTTTATTCTATAACATAGAATCTTGCTTATCTTTAAGGTTAAGCAGTTTTTCATCATTTGTTCTTGCTTTACCTAAATGTAAAGCAAGATTTTATAATAGGATACTCTTCAAGTTGATTTAAACTGCTTATATATTTTGAAAGCGCTTTTTATAAAAGCGTGTTACCACTTTGACTTTTTAACTGCAATTTTTGGCCCTTGTCCACGTTTCTTCACATTATTTGGGTCATATTGTTCATCCTCTTCGTCATCATTGATGGATTTGGATAGCTCCCAGAACTCCTTGGACCCTAATCTGAAATCATTATGTGCATCTGCCTTATACCAGAACACTTGGTCCTGCAGTTTGTTGGATTTGGCGTTGTTATTTATCACAAGGCACTCATAATTCTCAGTACACTGGTCCATCACTTGACAAAATGACTCCAATGTGGGGAACATACCTGCATAATTCTCGTAAATTCGCTTTCTATTGGCAATATACGGCTCTCTTAAAATAAAAACGTAATCAATGTTAGTTCTTAGCGTTGGTGGAATGCCCAACGGATATTGCATTGTGATGATTAACATCACCTTCCAATGTCTACCGTTCATAAAGAGAAGTCGCATCATCTTATCTCTGGCCCACGTGTTGTCATATAAACAATCATCTAAAATCACAAAGGTACGGGGGTCAATTGTACTGCGTTTGAATTGCTCCATTTCCTTCTTAATCTGCTTTAACACCTGTCTCTGGCGCTTCAAAATGTTCTCAATGATTGCAGTATTGTATTCATTGTGAATAAACAATTTGGGAACCAATGCACCATAAAAACCGTTACCTTCTTCAGTTCCAGATATAACAGTGCCAATCGGAATACTTTGTTGATAATATAGAAGATCCCTCACCAAAAATGATTTACCAGTATCACGACGACCAATTAAAACCACAACAGGACCCTTGGATTCATTAGGCTTGAAACTAATACTTTTCATATCAAAACGCTTTAGTTCTAAATTCATTATATTAATACGACTATAAAAGTTTTTTTAATTTAAACGCCCTTCCACCTTTTCTGCTTCGCAAAACCTTTCTTAAAGGTGGAAAAGGTTGAAGTTTAGGAAAATGAGTTAAATATTTCTAATATTAATATTTTAAATAGCTAATGACAACAATGTTTAGTGTTAATTATCAAAAGAGGAAGAATATAAACCTCTTTTCAAAGTTTCAAACTAACAAGAAAACTAACCTGTCAAATGTGCAGAACTATATTCCAATTTATGACCGTTTCTTCTCATTAAATAATACAAATTACAACTCGATTAATTTGAATCATTTATGGTCATTATCAGACATTAAAGAGAAAGATGGTGAAAAATCTGAGAACATATTCAATTGCAAATTGAAGAATATTTCAGACATTGAAGACTTTACAATGACTCAGAAGGTGTTCTTCAAAATGGCTCCTTTGCTAGATCCCTTCAAATACATTGTTGGTAAATACAATCACACAGATGAACAACTATTTAATTTACCATCATTTGACAAGAGTGTAAGAGTGCATCCTAAAATTGAAGATACTAACAACTCATCGTATATTGATGGATTCTTTTGTTTTCTAACAAGTCAGATGTTAAATAGTCACAGTTTTATTCACGGCGTTGATTATTATGGCTCGTTTTTGGCTATTAAAAATAACTACAAAGTAAATATTATTGATGATTTAGATTATTTAATTACATCTGAATTCTTCAATAAGAAGCAAAATGTGTTGTTTAATGTAGATGATTATAGTCATCTAATAACAAATGATGATGGAGTAAAAGCCTTGCGACCTTTGAATATTATGAATGGTTCACAAAAATCAGTATTATCTGCTAAATCAATTGATGACACCATTTTTGATAATATTTTTGAAAATAACGTTTCATCTAGTCATATTACTCTTGCAGATGTCAAACATATGAATGTTGAGTTGGTTGATATTATGAATTCGAGTGAATTTAATATTATGGACCAGAAGAAGTCTGAGACGCTTAAATCTGGTTCTACTTGTTCTTCAAGAACATCGCATACAAATGAGAATGATACTGAAAATGAGAATGATACTGATACTGAAAATGAAAATGAAAATCATAATGAGTTATCAAGTGGTGAGTGTGATGAGTGTGATGAACTTGTTAAATCTGGGTCTAATAAATCTGAATCTAAATCAGGTGCTGACTCAGAACACTCGAGTGATTACTCTGACATTGAAGAGGAAATATTGTGGCTAACATTTCCACAATTTCCAGTACAAGTTATTTGTATGGAAAATTGTGAAAGCACTTTTGATGACTTAATTATGAACAATGAACTGAGTCACGACGAATGGTTTGCTGCATTAATGCAAATCATTATGATTCTAATTACATATCAAAAATCCTTTTCATTTACGCACAATGATTTGCATACAAACAATGTAATGTATGTTACTACTAACAAGAAATACATTTATTATTGCTACAAGAAGAAGTATTATAAGGTTCCCACCTTTGGGAAAATATTCAAAATCATTGACTTTGGTCGTGCCATTTATAAATTTGGCGGAAAGGTATTCTGTAGCGACAGTTTTCAGCTTGGTGGTGATGCGGCGACCCAATATAATACCGAACCCTACTTCAATGACAAGAAGCCTCGTCTAGAACCCAATTTCAGTTTTGATTTATGTCGTCTAGCTTGCTCCATATTTGATTATGTAGTCGATGACATTGATGACATAAAGAATTTGAGTGAGTGTGAACCAATTGTTAAGTTGATTGTTGAATGGTGTATCGATGATAATGGCATCAATGTGCTCTATAAAAATAATGGTACAGAACGTTACCCTGACTTCAAATTATATAAAATGATTGCCAGATGCGTCCACAATCATACACCTAATGCTCAACTTGACCGCCCAGAGTTTAGCAAATTCTCGTGTCAAAAAAACAATATGCCAAAGGGTGAAATAATTATAAATATTGATGATTTACCGTCATATATTTTGTAAACAAATTTTAATTGATAACAATCGTGCAAATTATTTTATTTGTAAAATACTATAATATCTTGTAATTAATTTATTTTATATTAATATTTAATATAGAATGAGTTTTGGCTTCATAATAACAAGACACGTTAATTCGGAAACAACAAATGAATATTGGAATCATTGTGTAAAACTTATTAGGTCAAATTATCCACATAGAAAAATAATTGTTATTGATGATAATAGCAATTATGGTTTTGTAAAAGCGCATTTCAACTATAAAAATATTGAGATTATACAATCAGAATATCCGGGAAGAGGTGAATTGTTACCATATGTGTATTTTATAAGACATAAATGGTTTGAAAATGCTGTCATTATTCACGACAGTGTATTCTTTCATAAAAGGATTCCATTTGAAACATTCAAAATGCCTGTTATGCCATTTTGGCATTGGCAATATGATAAAGAACATCTCGGCAATTTATTACGTTTATCATCATTTTTAAAAAATAATCAGCTTCTTAAAAAAAAATTAACAGGTAGCGAAATAAATATATTAGGTCTAACTCAAAAGGAAAATTTTAATTTGGTTTTTGGTGGTATATGTTATATAAATCATAGTTTTTTAATGAAGATAGAATCAAAATATGGAATAAGTAATTTAGTAAATGTAGTAAAATGTAGAATGGATAGATGTGGATTGGAACGAATTCTTGGCTTACTATTTTTCATCGAATATCCCCAAGTTGTATTATTAAACTCTTTATTTGGTACTATTCATAGCCACCATAAAGCATTTGCTTACAACTATGGTGAATACATCAATGATTTTAATAATAAAAAACTTGTTGGGTCTGTGGTAAAGGTATGGACTGGTAGGTAAAAGTTAAAGGTAATAAGTAAAATATTGCATATTTAATTATTGCAATCTTATAAACAATGGATAACAGCATTGGTGATTTTTTAAAATTTATATGGACTAACACTGA